CCTGTCTTGGCTGGTTTGAAGAAAACTGGAAAGATTCCACCATTTATGGAAACCAAGTTGATCAAAGCTGCTGTCAATGATGTTTTGAGAATTCATCAAACAAATGATCAAACACGAAAAAGAGTCTTGACGAATGAAGAAGCTTTGAGTGGAGTGTTGGATGACATCTATTCCAATCCTCTAAATAGAGGTTCTTCACCTGGATTTCCATGGGTTCTCAATCGTAGTGGGAAAGGAAAAATGAAATGGACTGCCGATGAAAATGGAGAATACAAGATGAATGAAGAACTCAAGAAAGCAATTGACGAAAGAGAAGAAATGGCTTTGAGGAATGAGAGATTCCCAACCATTTGGATTGACACACTCAAAGATGAAAGAAGACCTTTGGAAAAGGTCCGTGTTGGAAAGACAAGAGTTTTTGCTGCTGGTCCTATGGACTTTGTTGTGTGTGCTCGGAAATATTTTCTTGGATTCTGCGCTCATTTGGCTGAACATCGAATTGACAATGAAGTTGCCGTTGGAATCAATCCTTATTCTTATGATTGGACTCAATTGGCTGTTCATCTGAAGAAGAAGGGTGACAGAGTTGTTGCTGGAGATTTTGGCAACTTTGATGGAACTCTGATTCTTCAGATTTTGGAAGAGATTGGAAATGCCATCAACGAATGGTATGATGATGGAGATGAAAACAGACAAATCAGGACAATCTTATGGAAAGAATTGATCAATTCAGTCCACATTGAAGCTGACAACATCTACTTTTGGACTCACTGACATCCTTCTGGCCATCCATTGACTGCTATCTTGAATTCACTTTACAACTCTGTTGTTTGCAGAATTGTTTTTGTGATGTGTGCAAGAAAAGCTGGTCAATTTGTGACTATGAAGGATTTCAATGAGAATGTTTCCATGATTTCCTACGGTGATGACAACGTTTTGAACATTTCAGAAAGGGTTACTGAATGGTTTAATCAACACACCATGTCAGAGGTCTTTGCTGAAATTGGAATGGAGTACACGGACGAACTGAAAAGTTCAGCTACTGATGCACTTCCATTCCGCAAACTCGAAGATGTTTCTTTCCTGAAAAGAAAGTTCAAATTTGACGAAGAAAGACATTGCTACAATGCTCCTCTCGAGTATGGAGTGTGCATGGAAATGGTCAACTGGATTCGAGGTGAACTCGATCCAGAAGATGCGTGCTGTGTCAATTGTCAGACTTCTGCAATGGAACTTTCTCTTCATGGAAGAAAGATCTTCGAGGACTCAACCAAACTCATCAAACAAGCGTGTTTGAAGAGAATGGTGAAACAACCCATGATTTTAACATATGATGAATACATCGAACAATTTGAGAATTCA